CATACTGAGCTGCCACTTGCTTAAGTGGTGCGTAGAACTTCTCCTTGGCGTTAGCTGGGACTAGCATTGCCACCGACACAGCGCTAAAAGCAATTTAAAGGAAATTTAGCTGGTGTCCCGTGGCGTGCCCCGTGGCGTGATAGTAGTTAAGACCGAACCCAGGCCTGGTCTAGTTGATTCTGATTCTCATTCTCATTTCTACTTGTTGCTATTGAGAGTCATTCTCAACTAGACCTACCCTCTCCTTCCTGCTATTGCGACTCATTCTCAATAACAGTTTGCATAATTAAAGGCCCCCGATTAGGAGGCCGTTAGTTGTATTTAATTGGCTCTCAGTAGTCCTAAGGTTGTCAGGATAATGGGCAGGATAAATAGGAATAAATAGCCCAAAAGTTCTGGGAATTTATACAGCATCAGTGTTTCTTAAAAGCAATAACGTATTCCCTATTAGCTCTCGCGCAGAGTTTACAGGTAGCACAAGTTGCACTCTTAGTGTATTGTTCTGGGCAAGGGATAACAGACACAGACTCACCGCCAAACATAATAGTTGCAGGCTTTTTGTGAGTCTTAATAGAGTCAACTGCTAGCTCAAATACAAAGGTGTTAGTTATTACTACATCGAAACCAAGCTGTTTAAATTTAAAAGCATCCCTAGGTTTCTCAGTTGAAAGATTGATAACAAATCCAGGCTGAGAGAATCGTTTGATTGTGTTTAGGTTTGTCTTGCTGTAAACAGTATCAGTGTGGGTGTGAGTATAGGTATAGAACCTAGCGCCACTGTTTGTGACTGCACACTGCAGTTGATCTAAAGCCACAGTATCTATGCAGCGCCAGGTATCGCCAGGGTAACGAGCAACATAGGGTAGATCACCCGAAACGTTATGCCTGAACAAAGTGCCTGGCTTTAGTTTCTCTACATCAGCACAGAAACTTAACCAGTCTGTTCCTCTTTGACCGCGACTAACTTTATTCCAGTGCCAGGACTGAGGCCCTTTCTTTGCGTAGCATTCTTTATACATTCCGCAAGTGATGGGACAAGTATCAGAGCTAGACGTTGAAGCGTAGACGTTTTTACCAAGCTTTTTGTTTGAACTTTTGGAAAGGTGAAAGGTGGAAGGGTTTTTCATTGTGATCAGTAATGATGGCGGGACATAACGTTATTGGAGTCAGTTAACCAATAGGGTTCTTCTTCTTCTTCTTCTTCTTCTTCCTGTTCTTCTAGTTCTATTTGTTCGTCCTCATAGAACCACTGTTGCTGTTGTAAGTAGTAGTCGTAGCTAGGTTCTTTCACTTGAACTCTCCCTTAACTAGTTTTAGGCTGGTGACTTTGCGTTGATTGCCATACCTAACCACAACAGACTTGATACCCTCGCTAACTAGTTGTTCTTTATTGATTAGTGCGGGCCTAATGTTGCTGATTAGAAAGTCTTTATTAGCGTTAAGATCTGAAGCTATGTCAGCTTTCTTTGAATAGTCACGACCGTAAGCTGGGAGAAGTGTAGGGATCATTGGAGAAGAGAAGAAGGAGGAATTAATAACGTCTAAGCAGAGTTGTTCGTATGTCATTCACTGCAGATAGAAAGGTTTACTGATTCCCTAAGTTCGTTAAGAATCTCAAGGGCTGCGGCGTCTGTATCTGTGTTCTCTCTATACACTGGACGGTTATCGCAATAAAGAAACCTGAAACCTTCTGCTAACAAAAGGGCCAACATTTCTTGGGGTGATCTCAGATCATCTTCCGCTAGTTGAGTGATAAGGGTTTGTTGAAGGTCTGTGAGTTTCATTGGTTTAATTGTTGAGTTCCGCTGTTGGTTGTTGTGATACTTGCTAGCTGTTGAACTGCCATAAAAGACAGGGAACCGATAGCAAGACAGGAAAAGAGGAATAGTTTCATATCACCACAGAATGCTTGGCTGAATCTCGAACCCGTCACGATCTACGCAACGGTAGCCAAGGCCTGCAAAAGTCCCTATATCTTGCGGAAGTAAGGTTTTGGATTTAGCAAGACGAACTAGCAAAATGGCTGTTTGATCTACTGGGTAGGCTCTTGTTCTGCCGTAACTGGCTTCGAGCTTGAACGTAAGGTCTGTCATTAGGTCAGAAGTGAAGGAAAAGGGCCAGGCCTGTGCCTGACAGGGCCAAGGTAGAGCCTGATACGAGCAGGTCTAGGGTTTTGTTGTAAAGCGTTACAAAGGAGCTAGGAGGCTCTCAGAGGCCATGGAGAGGCCTTGCGCTGGTTGTCAGATATGGATGGGCTTAGAGAGGCTTTAAAGGGCCTTAGAGAGGCTTCTAGAGGCCTCTAGATGTGGCCTTGCGCGCGTGTATATATTCCCCCGCTCCCGATCTCACCAGTCTCATCCCTATCTCATACTGAGTCCGCTTTAGGACCCCCCAATAGCTCTGCAATTGCGACGCATTCTCACTAAGGGCGGCCCTAAAGCCCCCCCAGGGGGTAACGGAGGCGGGGCCAAGCGCTAACTAGTGCTCAAAAATCTGAAGCAAAACCTTTTTACCCCTTAACAAAAAAAAAAAGCAGGCCTCAAAGACCTACTTATTCCTGCTTCTGTTCTGGCTAGGACTCTGAATCCTCAAATTGGAGTGCCCATTGTTCTTAGGGTTTCCATCCTTATGGTCTACGTCCTTACCCCTGAGGTCATACCCAGCCTTCTTGAGCTTCCTACGGGCCTTATTACGGCTACTACGGTTCTCCCTTTGCTCTGCTTTGGAGTGGTAGTTGTCGTATTCCTTGCGGTAGTTACGCTCAGCCACAGCTAGACCCAGTTCAGTGCTTTACCAATAGTAGGAAACTCTTTGCAAAAGATTTGTTTAACCTCGTTAGCAATATTCATATGTTCCATTTGAGTCCCATTTTGAGACCGTAGATCAATGTAATGAATCCAACTCCGAACACTACCAGCCATATACATCCGAGTTGGAGTAGCCAAAGGCAGTACATCACGAGCACACTCTTTAGCTACACCCATTGAGACCATTTCTCTGTACAAATCTTGTGCCTCTTCAAAGTGCTGATTAATTCTTCGGTAAAAGATTTGAGTTTTATCAGCAGTCAAATCATCAATACTGTTTTGCCTGTTGCTGTTGTCTTGTCGTCTGAGGTGAGGAGCTCTAGCAGAACCAAGGAGGTTTGTATCTGCGTATCTCTGGCTGAACTCTTGAAAGCTAAACGACCTATGCCTAAGGATTTGAGCAGCAACACTCCTAGTGGTTTCAATCTGTAACACCATATGAACCATCTCAAACGGAGACCAATGCTTGTGGTCTATGAGGTATTGGATAAGTCGTTCTGATCGTTGACCTACGCCTTGATTAACTGGGTTAGAGACTCTAGCCATGTACACCAGCAACTCCTCTGCATCTGGTGTAACGGTGATCAGGGCTACGCTAGCCATTCTCATTAGGTATTTAAAGGCACCTAAGAGTACTACAGGACTCTTTAAGTGGCCTTTAAGTTAACGGCTAGAGACCTCTTTAAGACCATTTTTAAAACTGTCTTAAAGGGTCTTTAAGTATTTTAAAAAGAGACAGCTAAAAACCTCTTTAAAAAAGACTTTTTAAATATCTTTAAGTATCTCTAAATACCTTTAACCACACTCTAAGCACCCCTGTCAAGAGGCCTCTTTTTGTCGTATCTCTTAAAAGGGGGTCTCTTTTGGTAAGCACTTAGAGGGGTCTTTGGACGTAAGCCCTCTGAGAGGCCTCTAGAAGCCCCTCTAAGGCCCCTCTAGCCCCTTTTAGCTATCTAACCAGTTACAGGAACCTGAAGAGGCATACAGAGCCTTCTGGAGGTCTTCTAGGGAATTAGCGTATCCAATGGCATCAATGGACAGACCACCGTCACCTTGGATGAATTTACGTTCGATCTCCCACTGCTCTCTGAGACGGTTATCAATAGCTTTCTGTTCTGTGAGAGCCATGGACTCCGTAAAGTACTGAACAGCCATTGCAAGGGCATCTAAGCGGTCGTCATGTCTAATGCTGTTTTTCTCTTTGGTAATCCGAGTGAGTTGAAAGAAGAGTTGGTATTGGCTTCTAGTTTCGCTTGGGTAACTTTCTGTGGAGGAAAGGTCATGAAGGACTACATCCGTATCGACCATGAGCCGGTGTTGGTTAAGGACAGGCTCAAGGGTATCGATGATGCGGACTTCCTTTTGCTTTGTATGTCGGACCTCTTCAACGCTGCAGGGGTAGATCGTGCCGAGGTAGCGCTTGAGGAGCTCAGAGAACATCCCGAGGCCGAGGTTACTTTCAACCAATATTTGCTTGACCTTGTACTCCTTAGCGATGAGGGCAAGCTTCTTGAGGTTAGGTTCGCTGTAACCACCCCGAAGGCCACCGCTAGCAAGGAGGAAAAGATTACCGTTCAAGTATGCAACTACCGAGTAGCCAAGCTCGTCGCTGCCGCGTCCAGAGGGGTCAACAGCCATGACAACCCCGGTGTATTCAAGAAACTCA